TTTGGTTCTCGGCAGGGGTATTTACAACTTGAACCCAGGCCAAACCGTTGTAAACCATTAAGCCATAGGTTGTGTTGTAATAGAGATCCCCTGTTCGAATAGAGGGAATATTAATGTCCGTATCTGAAACAGGAACATTTGTGGGAGTTAAGGCTAAACGGCTCATGTGATGTCGCCAACCACTAGCCAGTTATCGTTTGTAGTTTGAATTGCGGTACAGGTACTGTATTGCGCACGCAAAGTTGGTGTGGCAGCGGTTGCCCCTGTTGAAACAATGGTCACACCTGATCCGCCCTGTATTGTTACAGAACCTGCTCCATAACGAGCAAAAGTAATCTGAGCGCCCACAGGATAATCAACGCTTGAGTTTGGTGGAATAGTTGTTGTGATTGCAGAAGCGTTTGCTTGAGTTACAAGTTTTCCGTTATCGCTGGCTACGGTTGTGTATATAGTTCCTGTTTGTGCATTGACCGCAAAGTTTAAGCCTGGTGCTGGAAGGTTGGTTGTCACCTCGGGGCGTGTGTCTGTAATATTTCCCGCGTTGATCTGAGTGACACCAGCGCCTACGGCCACCGTTGCTAGTGAGATTGAGTTGGCTGGAGTTGCGGGTGCGGTTGGTGACCCCGCAGGAGTTCCTGCCAAAACTTGAAAGATTACATCGTTAAAAGCGCCTGAATAATAAGCGTCACGAACAGTCGCAACAATTCTGTCGATGCGTGGGTTTGTTGGGTCAGCGGTTGTGATTGTTAATGTTTCTGTTGCGTTATTGTAGAAAGTGTAAACGCCCATGTTGGCTTGAGTTGTTCCAACAACTGCTGCCCAGCCTGAAGCAACTCGGACCGACATACCCGCAGGAGAGTTTGGGGTAATCGCCAAAGAAGCAGAGCCGATGATGCCTGTGGTTGCATACAAGGCTTGCTGAGTTAAGCGATCGCTTTCAGCAGGATAACTTCCTGCTTGCAGCCAACTCGGAGGCGATACAAGTGTCATTTATACTCCTAAATGTAAGCAGACTGCCATGTTACAACGGCCTGGGTTGTTCCTGCCACGGTTCCTGTGCCAGTTAAATAGAACTGATTATTGCCTGGTTGAGCAGAAAACCAAGTTCCTGAGATAAGTGTATTACGCGCAGGGCTGCCATTTAATGTGATCAGTTTATTGTATAAGTCCACATTTAGCACATCGCTGCTTGAGTAAGTTCCTACAAAGTTCAAAGCGGCATTTTCAGTTGTGTTACCGATTGTCGGGTTTGTGATCGGTCCGCTTATAGCGATGTTTGGGTAGGTGGTTGCCCATCCAGCGTTGTTAATCGTGGTTGAAATAATTACAGAACCGCCGCCATAAGTTACAGGGTAGGTGCGGTTATAAACGCGGCCTGTTGGTGGGGTATAGGCCAGGGTTGCCGTTTGAATATTGCTTGCGTAGACATTTGGATCAGGGCAAAAGAAAGTCACTTGGGCCACGATGTAACCGTAGGTGTAGTTGGGGTCTACGGTGGCCCTCAAGCCGCGTACGCGGGCGTACACGACCTGTTCCGTGTCCGCGTTGGACATGAGAAAGTAAAGAGGCGTAGTACCGCTTTGTTGAGGTAAAAGCGCCCTTTGAATAGTGTTGAAATTGACCTGAGCCGTAGCCCCAGGAGAAGCCAGGCAAAGGAACTGAATGGTCAGATCGCGGCCTGATAGAAAGTCGCGGCCTGAGAACATACCGTCTGCGTAGCCTCGGTTATCGTCTTGGCTTCGGATATTTGGAAGCGCCTCTAACCCATCAACCGACTGTATTTGATAAGGCGATCCAGCGCCGCCAAATACCTGATTGTTAAATGAGAAGGAATAATTAGCAATTACGGCTGGCATTATTCAGCAACTTTCAGAGAGTTAAGTTTGGTTAGAAGTCCACCTTGAGTGAAATTGCCTCCAACGGTGACCGCAGTTCCGTATTTAATAGCAGTAACCACGCTGTTTGCAGTTGACGATGGGTCGGTCAAATTCACACCTGAAATATTAGTTGTAATGTTTGTAACTGGTGCGCTTGTTGTTATTGGCACAGTTGATGTAGGTGTTGGTGTTGTTCCTGTAATTGTTGGAACGATACCCGCATTAAGTTTGGCAGCATTTGCGGTGGATAAAGCAGCGGTTGCGGCTGCAACCTCGGCAAGTTTTGCTTTAAGAGCGGTCAACTTGGCAGTAGTGGTTGCATCAATTTCATCAATTGCTTTTTGGAAAGCAAGTTGAGCATCCGTCAGGGCTTTCTGTAAAACCTTTTGCGCTTCGGCTAAACCTTCGTCAAGTTTCTTTTGGGCTTCTGCGCGAGCCTTTTGTAATATTGCGGCGGACTCAACTAGAGAAGCCTCAAGTTTTGCCTTGGCCTCAGCGATCGCTTCTTGTAATTGTGTGGCCGCTTCCAACATACGAGCATCGCGCTCGGTCTTGGCCTCTGTCATTGCGCGGCTGTATTCGGCGTTAGCCTCGGCTAAAGAGTTTTTTAACTCCAGGTCAACTTCGGCTAAAGAGTCCTTGAGATCAATTGCCACTTGGTCGTAAGCATCCCGCAACTCAGAAGTTGCTAGATTTGCTCCGTTGTTCATGGTCTTGGCTAATGTATCTAGACCTGTTTCTTGGATTGCTTCAAGATCCATGAAAGTGTTCTGAATTGCAGCCTGTTGTTCAGGCGATGCCTTCTTAAGTTCATCCACCATTTGAAGGCCAACTTCAGGGCCAGCCTTTACAACCTGCTCAATGAAAGTTTGTGCGTAGCCTTGCCCAGCAAGATAGGCCGCAGCCTCTTGTAACTTCTTGGCATCGTCTAACTGCTTTTTCATCTGATCTAAGAGTCCGCCAGAAGTCTTGCCTTTAAATGCATCGGTCAAACTGAACCCTGTGCCTGAAGCAAAAGCGCTGCGTAAGCGATCAACGGACTGCTTGATAATTGACACTTCCTTTTCGGAAGCCTTAAGGCGTAGGTCCGCTGATTTTGCAGCAGCAGCCTTTCTAAGATCAGTTAATTTATTTTGAAGGGTTGCTTCAAGGTCCGCAGTTTTCTTTGCATAATCTTTAGCAATATCCACCATGGCTTGTGTGTGTGTTTTTTTAGCATCAACAACAGCGGCATCATAAGTTTTCTGCGCATCGGCTCGGCGCTCGCGATCGGCTTCCTCGGCCGCCACTATTGTTTCTGTGTAGTCCTTTTGTAGATCCGCAACCTTCTCATGATAATTTTGGTGCGCTTCGATTGACTTCTCAATAAAAGACATTTCAATATCTAACAACTTTTCAGCGCGTTCTTTTGCTTTATCGGCTACTTCTTTAGCGGCTGCTTCCACTCCTGGATCAACAACTCCTGGCTTATCTTTTTTACCCTTAGTTGCCTTTTCAACTTTCTTGCCATTTTTTTCAGCGGCAGCGCCCATCTTGTCTAAATCAGCAGCCAGTTGTTTGGCTTTGCTAGCCGCAGCCTTAGCAAAATCGCCTGCACCTTCCATACCTTTATTCATAAGGTCTAGACCTGTTTTGGCGTACTTACCCACACCTGGCAATTTAGACATCACAGTTAAAACTAATTTTAATGGATTTAATAAGAATTTGATGAATGATAAACCTACATCAGCAATAATAGGAATGATGGAAGCCAAAGCATTGAGTGCTACTTTTGCCACGGTGATTACAGACTTGCGAAATGTGTCGCTCTTTTTCCATAGTAATACAAAGCCCGCAACTAACAACGCAACACCTGCTACAACAATTCCTATGGGGTTGGCATACATAACAGCATTCAAACGCAAGATAGATGCGGCAAGCGTGTTAGTTGATGCAATAGAAGCCAACTGACCGCCAGCCAAAAGAACCTGGGCTACAGCAAAGACCTTGCTGGCAGTTGCGGAAGCGATCACCACGGTCTTATACGCAACAAAGGCTGCGGTTGCTACTCCAACACCGATTGCTAAAGCCTCAATGTAATCTTTGTTCTTTTTAAAGAAATCGCCCAACTTAGTTAATACTGGAATTATAAGGTCAAGCAAACTTAGCAAACCTCTGAACGCTGGCATCAACGCGCTACCCACGGCAACTTTGGCATCCTCGAATTTAGCCTGCAAAGTTTTCATGGTGTTAGCGGTTCCATCAGCGGTTCGCGCATAATCGCCTTGAGCAAGTGCCGTGTCTTTTAAGATCAACGAGTAAGCAGCCTGGGACTTGATCGCAACAGGCAAAGTTCCGCTTGTTGTTTTAATCAGACCCATGCGCAGGGCCTCTTCCTTTAATCGCACTTCAGATAAAGCAACACCGAACCGCTTGAGAGGTTCTGTTTCGCCTGATAAGCCCGAACGCAAAGCGGTGATCGCCTGGTCGATGGATGTGTTGTTAAACGAAGCCATGTCTGCGGCCAACTGAACAAGGCTGGTTGACATCTTTTGCGACTCGCCTTGGCCCAAACCAAACGCCTGGAATAAGTTACCGTAAGTTCCAGCGGCCTCTAGTGCGGCCTGGTTAGAAATACCGAGGTTTTGTGCAGCGCTTGCGCCAAAGGCTTCTACTTCCGCAGCGCCCTCGCCAAAGACCACACGCACCTTTGATAAGGACTCTTCCATGTTGCTCGAGGCCATAATTGACTCTTTGGCAAACGCGGCAACTTGCGAAGCAGCAAAAGTTGCACCCATAGCAGCGCCAACCTTTTTTAAGGTTCCCACAAAGTTACTCATGCCGCTGCTGGCCTTTTTTACATTGTCATCTATGCCTTTGATCGCGCTTTGTGCCTGGGCAAGACCCGCTTTCAACTGGCTTACATCGGCTTGAAGTTGTATAAGAATTGGCGGGATCGTTGATGCCATCTATTAACTCCTCAGATACGATGCAAAAGCGCCAATGAATGTCCTGCTAAGTTTACCTGATTGCTTCAGGCTTTCAGCAGCGGGAACAAGGTACGGATATTTTACTCCTGATTTCCATTCGGGGAGTCCTAGTTCAACAGCGCGTGCATAAACCATCGAAGCGCCAACTTCAGCAACATAACTTTGTCCGAAGCCGATTTTTGTCTGCGAGTAAATGGATCGCCGTAAGTTACCAGTCATGACATTGGGACCTGGACCTGTGCCTGGAATATGCCCCTGGCCTCTTGGGTGCGTTCCTGTGTTGGCGTTCTTTTTGGCTTCGCGTTCAACTAGAGCAGCGGCCATACCGATCGCAAAGCGTGCAGCGTTGTTTACATCGGCTTCTTTTTTGCCAAGAGCGGCCAAGACTTGAGCCAGGTTTGTGAATTCAAATGTCACTCTCGCACCTCACTTTGCATCTTGGTCACAGTTGCTGCTATTCCCAACAACCAATCAGCGGTACTTGCGGGTAGATCATCCACTTGCGCGGGAGTCCATCCGAAGCGATCGGCGAACTGATAGTAGTACCACTCCTCATCGGGGTAATCTAGATCAGGTCGGCGTTCGCCACCTTCAAGCCACCACCTTAAGCGTTCGAGTTGTCGGTACCCGCTTTTGGGTCTTGCTCGTTCTCAGGTGTGTCGCCCAAAGAAGGGAACAGAAACTTCTGCGCATCCTTTGTAGCGTCTACCAAAGCATCGTAATCTTTCATTTCCAACTCGTCGAGGTTCTCGATCTTGAGAGCAGGAATGAGAAGGTCCAGCGACCAGTCCTCAATCAACATCGCAATTAACGCATCGCCCAACGCCAAGGCTCGAGTTAAATCTCCGCCTTCAATATCTGCTGTTTTTAACACGCGCTTGCGATCTTTTACTCGCAAAGATTTAGGGTCCTTCAAAGTCACGGTTGCGCCTGAAGGTAGTGTTATCTTTTCTGACATTTTTGCCTCCTGTTTGTTTGCCTTCCTAGATCATAACCTAAGGGAGCAGGTGGGCGGGATGGCGGGAAGGCGTTCGCCATCAACCGATCCCACCTGCTCTTGGACTTAAGCGTAGGTTCCTGATGCTTTCGCGTTCTGTAGAACCCACTTGATTGGTGCAAAACCGCCTGATGATCCAGCGTCAGTTGTGTTTCCCTGGCCGTTTAGATCAATGGAGACTTGTACAAAGTCCTCGCCGCGTTCAATAACGGCTGCTGTATAAGCGCCCTTAGTGATCGTGGCTTGGAGTTGGACTGCCGCAGCACCTGCGCCATATGCCCAGTTAAGAACAATGGCTGGCTGAGAGTTAGAAAGATAACGAGTTAATTCTGTGTCATCCTCCATGATAAATGTGATCTTACCTGTGACTTCAAGCGGCCCAAGAAATATGTTGTATGGGTTTTGAGTTGCGCTGATGCCGTAAACAGGTGTGACTGAGCGTGTCATGTCGATGTTGCCTGTCATTGAGTTTGATACAGATGAGCCTCCAATAGAGACTGTGCCGCGCCAAACTTGTGTAGGCAAAACAGTTGAGAAGGTTGGAGTTGGATCTGACACCGCTGATGATTGCCAGCCTGTTGTCTTTGTATCGTACTCAAGCATTCCGTCAGCGTTGAACTTCAAAGAGAAGTCTGAGAACTGACATCCTGGATAAGAACGCACATCCGCTGCGTAGAAATCAGTCAATGTGTAAGAGATTGGCTGATCATCTGCTCCTGATGTGAGGCTGTTCTTTAGCGAAATTGTGTGTGTGTAAGGTGCTGATGCACCTGATGTTGACACGCTTCCAAGAAGGCCAGCGATAGCGTAACCAACTGTGTCGGCAAATACTGCGCCGCCAAAATCAAAAGTGGAGCGAGTGCGACCCTGTAAATAGTTGTAGTTGACAACATTGGACCCACGAAGCCCTGTGTCGTAGAGCGCATCTACTACATCAACTGGCTTAATGTTGTCTTTTGCTACTGGTATAAAATCTGTTGGTGCAACGATCGTACCCTTGGTCACTTCTTTAGCGATACCCAGGTACGAGCGTACGGATTGCTGTACGGACATTATTCACTCTCCTTAGAGTCGTCGTCTGACGCGGCAGACTTGGTTGGGGCTGGTGTTGGAATTGCTGCTGGCTTCGCTGCTCCTGGTGCTTGGCAATCAGGATGAGTAAAGCCTTCGGGTGCGTCAAACTCGTCACCTGGTTTTACTGTGATCCCCAGCGATGGGAACACTCGTTCGTCTGTTCCGTTATATTTCAGTTTCATGTTGCTCCTTATGCTTGGATCATTTCAGTAACATCGAATTCTATCTCAGCAAACACTTCTGAAGCGCCCTCATTGGAAGTTGAGACTTCTCCGTAGCGTGCGTTGATGATCGGTTCGGCTCCTTGCCACACTAGGTTACCCGTTGGGTCGCCAAAATTGTGGTCGGAACGCAACCGCTCTTTGATGTTATCGATTAGCACATCAAAATCATCCATTACATCCTCAGCGTTACGATGCATTGAGTGGGTATAAATCTGCAAAACAATTGTGTAATCAACTCGCTTCCAACCGCTGTGCGCACCGCCAATCGCAAGGCGTGTTTCTCTTTCTGCCGCAATGAAAATAACAACAGCCGAGCGCGTCAATTGCCCAGGCTGAGAGTTGACCTGATAGTTGATGCGCTTAGGGAAAGAAGTAAAGACTTGGTTTAAGTTTGTGATTTGAGGGTTGGAGATAAACGCCGCGAGCGTATTTCTGACCCCTACGCGGCCCGCCATTACCTGATCCTGCGGTACTTATCGACCATGCTCAGCGCCATAGAAATCTCTCCGCCATAACGAGCCGATCCAGGGATGCTTCCCTGCGGTTGAGTTGTGATGTTCATGGTTAAAGAGTTGTCGCCACGGATCTTTATGAAAGCCGTAGTGATTAAAATACAGGCTTGTTTAATTGCGTTAGGAAGGTTGCCGATAGCAGCGCCCGCAGCGTGTGTAAAAAGCAGCGGGGAGGCCAAAGTGAGGGTGGCGTTTCCGTAGGTATAAGACGAACTCACATAGACGGTTTCGCTGCTTGAGCCGTCTGAGATACGCAGCATTTCGCCAGGGATGATGCCGATTGGATCGGCCACAACGATCGTAGAAGCCCCAGCGGTTCCTGAAACAACGGTTGTATTGGCAAAGCCAGCCACATAGGTGTACTTAGTAAAGATTTGCTGGGAGCCACCAATTCCAGGGCCAAAAGCCAAAGGGCCTGCTGAGGAATAGGTCGTTGCCATCTGCGATAAAGGAACAAGAATTTGTTGCTCTTCAAACCAGCATTGAGAAGGATCAGGTACCGCCACTAAGTTGGTGGGAGAGCCGCCGTAGTAGAAACTTTCCAGCGAGATGATCGGGCTTTGGTTTGGGTGTAAAGCGATGTAGCCCATGTTGTTCAGGCGAACTCGTTGGGTTTCTGTGGCTCGGTTGGCCACCACATTTTGGTTCAGGTATTCATCCATGTAAGACGAAGCCCGAAGGATCACATTCCGAAGTTCGGCATCTTGAGCCGTTGCGTTGCCGCCAACTACCAGGTTGTCATAGTCGATCGAGGTGGGCGCGTTCTTGTATTCCTGAACGGTCAGGTATGACTGCTCAGAGAAGGTGTCTGTTGTTACGCCCGTTGCCATTTATGAATTCCCATCCGTTGGAATACTGGAATTGTTATGCCCGCACCGTGAACACAATGCAAACCAACTACCAAAGCCACATTCTACGCAAGTAAATCCTCGTTCGCCGTCTTTACTGTCATAAGGATTTAATGCTGCCTCGAAATAACCCTCTGCCTTCATAGCCCGAGCGTGCGATGGATTGTCTACATTATAAATGCCACCGCGATCAGGGCGGTAAGTTGCATTACCAATAACTGTTTCTTTTACACCTTTGTCAGGTGCTACATACCTTGCCATGCTGCCTCCTTTGTGAATAAAGGAAGGGTGCGCCTTTTCAAATGTGACGCACCCTCCCTTTCTATTCAGTTGTACTAAGCGTTAACAATTCCTGAAACCGCACCGTTCCACGCAGGTGCTGCGCAGAAGAATGTGCCACGGAAGTATGTTGAGAAGTCATAAGAGAACTGTGTGACAGGCCATTGGATACCCATGTAATCCTGTACTAAGTAGTTCGCCCAAACATCTGAAACCTCTGTGTCAGGGATTGGAAGTGTGAATGAAAGGATTGGAGCAACGCCCTGGTTGAGCCATGGGTGAACCATAAGATCAACAGCCTTGCCTGTTACTTCATTCTGTAGGCCAGTTACTACTGAGCCGTATGTTGTGCCGTCTTCGCCTGGGTTGTTGATAACTAGGCGGTAATTAGCGTTTGAGCCACTCTTGATTGCATCAGAGAGTTGTTTACGATCGTTACCGTTTAATAGAACAACATCAGGATCAGCCTTTACATTTTGGTACATCGCCGCAAACGCAGTCTGGAATTCTCCGCCTGGGTTTGAAGTGCTGAATGTTGAGTTGATTGCGTTGTTGAAGCCTGAGTTAGGTCCAAGAACGGTAGCAAGAATTCCGTCATAACCAGTTGCGTAGGCAGATGTATCTGCTGCTGCGCGTGATGCTGCGGCTCCTGTTGTTGTGAATGCTGCGTTGTTACCTGTTAGGCCCTGTGTTCCAGCGCCTTGAATTGTGAATGTGCCAGTTCCCTTTAGGGTTCCCTGGTACTTCAAGTTTGCCGCGCCTGTTGTTGTTCCAACATAGATGTTGTAACCAAGTGCGCCAACTACAGGTGTTGAGACGGTGATCGTTAGAACATCGCCTGATGCAACTGCTGTGCTGCCTGATTCTGTTCCAAGAATAGACTCACCGAAGCCGTTACCTGAGATACCAGCGTCTGCGGTCACATTGATGAAGTAGTTAGTTGCTGCGAGTGCTACCTGTGATCCTGAAGCAACTGGAGAAGCAACTGTGAATGTAGGTGCTGCTAGAGCGCCTGAGTATCCGCTTGCTGTTCCGCGTGCCATAAGCATCATGCGCTCTTCCATCAACATTGTTGCGTAAAGAGTTGATGTTGATGACAACTGACGGAGATCTTGGTAACCAAGACCTGAGAAGTTAGCATCAAATGTAACGCTGTCAGATAGTGAGTATGAGTTGTAAGGCAAGATCAAATCTTGAGCGGCATAAGAAATCTTAGGTCCGCGCTCGTAGTTGATCGCACCGAATGTTGTTGTTGTGTCCTGTGTG